AGCCTTTATTCTTCAACGATAAAGCATTAAAGATTGGGCACAATTTAGGTTTTGATCTTAGTTCTGTTGCAAAGTATTACGGCGGTGAGGTTCCTTGTAAGCCTTACTTTGATACCTTGATGGCTTCTTTCTTATACAACAGTAATCAAAATCGTGGTCGCCTTGGTCTTGATGATTGTTTGCAAAGAGAACTTGGTTACAGTATGGAGAAAGGCATCGGTCATAAAGTAGAGGACTACAGTTTTAGTGAGGTTGCTAAGTACTCATACCTAGATGCTAAATACACTTTCCTTCTCTGGCAGAACCTTGTTCCTAAATTAAAGGAAGCAAATGTTAACGAGGTAATGAAATTAGAAATGGATGTGTTACGCGTCCTTTGTGAGATGAAGCTGACTGGGGCACCTATTGATACAGATCAGTTACAGGTTTTATACGACAAGATCAGTGTAGAGGTAGAAGAAGTAAAGAAAGAGATTTATAGGATCGGCGGAGTTTTTAACATCAATTCAAATGCTGAAAAACAATACATCCTGTACGGCCCAAAAGAAGAGGGCTGTCGAGGATTGAAGCCAAAGCTTTTGACAGGCAAAGGTAAAGATAAAGAAGGCGAAAAGACCTACAAAGACTATTCAGTATCAGCTGAGGCTCTAGAAGACTTTAGAGAGACTGACGAGCTAGTAAAGGTACTGCTTGAGTACTCAGACTTAAACAAGTTACTGAGCACCTATGTTGTCCCTTACTTAGGTGGCGAGGTTGTAAAGACTACAAATGGTAAGTCAAAGGTTGAGCACAAAGACAGCTTGTTAGTTAATGGAAAGATCTATGCAGATTTTATCCCTTGGGGGGCTGAAACAGGTAGATTTTCTAGTAAGAATCCAAATTTGCAGAATGTTCCTGCGCCTAACACAGACCATGGCCGCGCCATTAGAAACTTATTCTATGCACCAGAAGGTTACAAGTTAGTGGTAGCAGACTACTCACAGATTGAGCCTCGCATTATTGCTTCTATGTCAGAAGATCCAATCATGATTAAAAACTATCTTGATGGCAATGATATTTACACCACCGTAGGTAATGAGATGGGTGTGGATCGCAAGGCAGGTAAGGTATTGGTTTTATCTATCGCTTATGGCGTTGGGCCGGACAAAATCGCTCGTCAGATTGGTTGCTCTATACAGGAAGCTAGAGACCTTCTTACAAACTTTTCTGATCGATTCCCTTCTGTTGGCAACTATAAGCAGTTGGTAATTGGAGTAGCCAAAAAACTTGGTTATGTTAGTACCCTTTACAAGAGACGTCGCTACCTACCGGACATTCGTTCTAACAATATAGCGTTACGAGCCTCTTCTGAAAGACAGGCTTTTAACACCCGCATTCAAGGGTCCGCTGCGGATGTTATAAAATTAGCTATGGTTAGAGCATATGAAAGACTACCAAAGGACTCTAAGCTCATACTTACCGTTCACGACGAATTAGTTACCCTAGCTCCAGACCATTTGGTTGAGGAGACTAAGGAAGCGATTCGTGAGGCCATGGAAAACATAAATGTTTTAAAAGTCCCACTGTTGGCTGACATGTCTGTCGTGACTCGGTGGGGTGAGGCTAAGTGAGATGGTTTCGTAAACTTTTTAGAAAAAGTAACGAATTTGAAACAATTAGTCAGGACATTCCTTTATCAACTTTAATGCGGTGGTACATATATGACACTGGCATGGGTTACGAAAATGAAATTGCAGAGTTAATTGGTTTGACTCCAGTAAGCGAAGAAGGCAATAAAAAAGAAAGACAAGATAGCGAATTACGTTTAGAAAAAGTTTTGGATTTAATGCCTTACCTTGATTTAATATCAGATGTGGCCGCCGATGCGGTGTCCAACATGCAGTTAAAAGAGATGAAAAAAGCTGGGGTCATTTCCGAAACAGTTGATCTTGAGGACGACATGCTAACTATGCAGTCAATTTATAAAGCTATTGCCATATCAAGCCTAGTAGGGGGCTTCTCTATAGCGTTGCAATTAGGGTTAGTTACCAATAATGCGATAGCATCAGACATAGCGATAAAGAAGTTGGAGGATGAAAATGGCTTCTGATTGGTGGTCAAAAAAACTAGGTAGTCCAACCCCACAGGTTCCTGCTCCGCAGGTTCCATTGGCACAACCTCAACCAACATTTCAACAACCTGTTCAATCACACTATCCACCGTCACAGCAAATTCAGATGTCACCTCGTTGTCCGGGATGCGGAAGTTCTAATTATGGCGGTACAGCAGAGTCAAGAGCTAGATGCTACGACTGCGGTTATCCAATTCAACAGAGCGGATCCGGCGTCGGTGCCGGCATAGTAGGTGGTCAACAATCACAAGGTCCAACGCAAGCTGCTAAACAAGTACAATCTGGCGGGTTTAATCCACAAACGATCATAGGACACATTTAATGACTACTCTTACTGGCGATTTGGCAAAAGTTTTTGCCGCAATAAATAAAAAAATGGGCGATGACACTATTGTTTTAGGTTCAGAAATTACAGAATCAGGTAAACGACTTACAAGCGGATCCGTTGCTGTTGATGTTGCACTTGGTGGTGGCTGGCCAGCTAATCAATGGCACGAAATTATTGGTGAGGCAAGCAACGGAAAGACTGCTATAGCCTTGAAGACGATTGCGGCTAATCAAGCCAGAGATCCTGAGTTCACCACGGTGTGGGTAGCGGCAGAAGAGTGGGTGCCAGAGTATGCTCAGATATGTGGGGTTGATCCTTCACGAGTCTATGTAGTTTCTACAAACATTATGGAAGAGGCATATGAGGCAGTTGTTCAAATCGCTCAGTCAAAGGCTGTGGATTGTATTGTCATTGACAGTCTTCCCGCCCTCGTCCCTACGACGGAAAATGCGGCGGAGATGGAGACAGCTACAGTGGGACGTGGGGCGCTACTTACTAATAAATTCTTTCGTAAGGTCGGTAAAGCCAGCAAGAGAAGTCTTACAAAACCAGAAAGACCATTCATTGGTTTAATGATTAACCAATGGCGATCAAAGATTGGAGTAATGTATGGAGACCCACGAACAACACCAGGCGGATTGGGAAAAGACTATGCCTTCTTCACCCGTATCGAGGTACGAAGAGACGATTGGATTGAATCTGGCACTGGGCAGGAAAAGCGCCGAGTAGGGCAAACCATCAAGGTAAGAGTATTGAAGAATAAGTCCGCCCCTCCTTCACAGGTAGCTTTGGTTGACTTTTATTTTGCCGAAGGCGGAGAACTCCCAGCTGGATCCTTTGACTTTGCCAAAGAGATCTTGGCTATTGGCATGCTTAACAAGGTCATCAAACGAGCTGGTGCCTACTACAGGTATGCGGATCGTCAGTGGCAGGGTTCTGATGCTATGCTTAGCTCCATACGCGAGGAGATAGATTTGCGCGAGACCTTAGAACGGGATGTGCTGGACTCGATTAAAGCCGGGTCAAAGCATGTAAATGAAGAGTAAGGGTCAACGCGAGTCAAAGAAGCACGAGGTACGACTATCAAAAAAGATAGGTGGACAGCGCAACGCTGGAAGCGGATCTTTTTGGAGTCGTAAGGGCGATGTCAGATCTAAGGACTTGTTAATAGAACACAAGTGGACTGGCAAAGCCTCCTTCACCGTTAAAGCGACGGTTTTGGAAAAGATTGTTAAGGAAGCAATCCTTGACGGTCGGACTCCGGTCCTCGGCTTCAGTCTCAATAATGAGAATTATGTAATGCTAACTGAAGATGATTTTCTGGAACTTCGCCAGACTCTTCAGGAGCACACTTGTACGAAGACACAGGAAGCGTAGAATCTTGGCGTTATAAAGCCAAATGCCGTGGCATGGACACCGAACTTTGGTATCCGCCACGAGACAAAACAAAGTATCGCAAGATCGCGGAAGTCTCAAAGGCCGTGTGTTTTGGGCGAGATGGTTTACCTGAATGCCCAGTGCGTAAACAGTGTTTGTTGTACGCAGAAAAGATGGAAGAGCAGCACGGTATCTGGGGTGGCATGAGCCATCGTGAGCGCAATGCCCTTAAGCGTAAAGCTAAAAAACTGGGCAAGTCGCTAGAGGAATATGTCAGTCAATCGTGATAGATTGACGCCATGACACAGTACAAGCCAACCGGATCTTTAAAAGATTTTATAGAAGCTGGCAAGATAAAGACTAGAGTTCTAGGATCTGTCGAGCGCCACGTCCTTTCAAAGCCTATGGATACATCTAGGCGAACAAATGTTCTACATCCTTCAGATATGGTTGATGATGCGTGGTGCCATAGAGCTTCTTACTTTCACATCCTTGGTCAGACACCAGTAAAAAGAGATTACAGTTTTAGAATCCTTTCTGTATTTGAGGAAGGGCATGCAATCCACGCTAAATGGCAAAATTGGTTTAAAGAAATGGGAACTCTTTGGGGCAAATGGAAATGCCATGAATGCAATCAAATTTTTTGGGGACGGCCTAACGATCACGATCCAAAAGTTCCATTACACGGTTATGAGTATTTAGAAGTTACATTAAATTATCCAAAGTTACATATAGCTGGGCACTCAGACGGTTTACTTTTAGATATGGGTGATCCATTAATGCTTGAGATTAAATCCATCGGAGCTGGTACTTTGCGGTGGGAAGCAGGTGAATTATTTGCTGAAAACAATGGAGACTTTGACAAGACTTGGAAGGCAATTACTAGCCCTTTCATTAAGCATGTAAATCAGGTTCAGATATATATGAAACTTGCTGAATTATTAGATTTAGAATACAAACCTCAAGAGGCTGTATTGGTTTATGAATCTAAGTCAAACCAAGAAGCTAAAGAGTTTGTAGTCCCTAAAAGTGATTTTGGCATTAGCCACTTGTTTGAAGCCGCTCAAATGATTGCTGATGCGGTTGCCAACAAGATTCCACCTGTTTGTAATATTGGCACCACTGGTTGCAAGAGATGTGGAGGTTACACAGATGAGTCCAATTGAGTTAAGGGTTGCAGATGCAAGCAACAAGACTATTGCTACTTTAAAATCACAAGGACTTTTAGTCAATGAAAAATACGGTTATGACGCTCCAACTTTACCTTCAGACATCACAGGTATGTCAGACGAGCAGGTAATGGAGTTGTACGCTAAGTATGTTGCTTACTTGGAATTTATTAACCTTCAATTGTGGTGCGCTCAAGTTGATAAAGCTGAAGCAGAAAAAATTATGAATTTAAAGAAGGCTGGAAAAAAATTAGAGTTAAAAAGTTCTGGTAAAGCAGTAGCTATGATAGATGCCGAAGTAGAAGTAGATCCAGAGTACAGAGAAAAGTTTGATGTCTTTCAGGAGCTATCTAATTACCACGGTTTGATACAAATTATTTCAGATCGTTTATCTAAAGACATTTCTTTTATTAATCGTGAGATCACCCGTCGCGTAAATATAAATAAATCCACAGGGCGTAGTTCATGGCTAATGCCATAAAAGTATTTACACAGGGGGATTTAAAAGATAATCCTGTACATGTGGGTATTGATCAGTCCTATAGTGGATTTGCTATAACCTTATTAAACAACACAGGGTATTCAACAACTGTTTATAAATCCCCATTGCGTGGGGTAGATAGACTAGTTGACATAAAGCATCATATGTCTAATGTTTTGCAATTTAAATCTATTAACGATGTTGCAATAGAAGGGTATGCGTTCGGCAGTCAAATGGCTAACATGTTGGGTGAGCTTGGTGGTCTTGTAAAGGTTACTTTGCATGAATTAGGTCCGTACTATCCTTTGATTGTTCCTCCTACCAGTTTAAAGAAGTATGTAACTGGCAAGGGTCAAGGCATATCAAAAAGTCAGATTCTTTTGCATGTGTATAAGAAGTGGGGCATAGAACTAAACGACGACAATGCCGCTGACTCCTATGCTTTGGCTCATTTAGTGTCTGGCAGACATTCATTAGCCTACGAAAAAGAAATTTACGCTAAACTTCAGGATCCTAAATTCAGGGAGAAATAATGCCAACATACGAGTTCAAGTGTTCTAAGTGTCAGTCTTATGGATCGGCACAGTTCGGTATTAACGACGAAAAGTCAATGGACTGCCCCATCTGCAAGAGTTCCATGGATCGATACTATTCAGCTCCAGCTGGCGTAATATTTAAGGGAGGCGGATGGGGTGGGCAATGAGTATTGCCGTCATGTTTACGAAGAGGTTGACTCTGATCCGTGCCCTTTCTGCGGAAAGCCTTCACATACAACGGACTGGACTAAACAACATGAGCTTCATAGAGACTGGATTTCAAGCGGTAAAGCTACTTTACAAGGATGGTGGTCAATCTAATGGCGCTAGATCTTAGGGATAAAGACAATCCATTACGGATATGTTCTTGTGGCTCAATGTTATGGGATGTAAAGGCTATGTTTGATGACGATGGGGCTATATCCCTATACATGCTTGATATGGAATGCTCATTGTGCGGTAATTTGGCAACTGCCCCAACACCTTTAGACACAAAGAGTTAGTAAATTACCTCATACTTTACGGACGGGGAACCCACTATTCGTAAACCGAGGTAACAATGACATCAGAACAAAATGAAAATATCCTGCGAGTATCCGCCGGATCTAACCCCCAATCCGTAGCTTCAGCCGTTGCTCACGCAATCTATGAAAATCGTCAGTGCAAAATTCGTGCTGTCGGGGCTGGGGCAGTAAATCAAGCCGTAAAGGCAATTGCAATTGCACGTGGCTATACAGCGCCAAGAGGCTTGGATTTGAGCTGTATTCCTGGTTTTGCCAGTATTGAGAGCCATGACGGTCAGATCTCAGCTATCGTATTTCTTGTGGTAGCTAATTAGGGCTGTATTTGTAGGCGTTATGCCGTACATTTATTGAAACCCTTAGGCCAAGGAGTATTATGAATAAAGATTCAAAGAAGAACCCAGCGCCAATCGCGCCCGTCAGTGCGGGTACCGAAAACGCTTCGGGTCTGAAGTTTAAGACGCCTTCCGCGTCTCCAAAAGCCGGTACCCTTATAAAGAAAAAGGGCGCACAGGCTGCCGATCCATATCCACAAGCGAAACCTTCACGCAAGAATGTTAAGCATGCGGGAGCAACTAGCTATGGTGCTCGTTATGGTATTGGAGTAAAGATGAATGCTACTGTTGCACCAGAAGCAAGTGCTACGCAATCAAATGGTCGCATTTTTGCTTCAGCAGTCAAACGTCAAGCTCCTAATTTCCAAGCAGGATCAGCCGACTTAAATTAATTTGTTGACAAATTAACCCCGCTTTCTAGCGGGGTTTTTTTGTCCCATTTGTGTGGTAATCTTTTCCTGTCAAACTCTGACAGAGGAGAGCGGATGCCGACAAAAGAGAACACACACGTGCTTAATATATTACAAAGGCATTTAGATGGAGCAAAAGAAGGCTGTGTTGTTGGTAAATGGATTGATACTTTAGCTGAAGAAGAAAAAAAAGCATTTGCTTTAATTAAAGAAAAAAGTGATTTAGTAAGTTTAAATGGTATGTATCAAGATTTATTTGATGCCGACGATTTACCTTTTGGATTAACTTCATTCCGCACCCATTTTAGAGGAAAGTGCCCATGTCAAAAGATATCTTAAGTATTATTTCGGCTTCTTTAACAGGCGCCGGATCTGATGTTAAAAATGCAAATACTCCACAAGACTGGAGAGCCCGCCTAGAGCTTGATGAGCAAGGCGGATTTTTTATATCAACACCCAGAACAGCTGGAGAATTACCAGACGCTGTTGATTTATTTAAGGACTTTGACTTAGATCCAAATGTATGGCAAGTAATTAGTGTTAGGAAAAGCCGTTGGCAAAGGTATGACGGCGAGTGGTTAGAAGCAGCGCGAGTATCGGTAAAACCAGCGCTTCAAGATGGTTTTGTTTACACAGGCGAAGATTACGACAAATTAGTTGAGGAAATAGTTAAATGGAAACCAGGCAAGAAAGAAACTTACACAGGTCCTTTGTACGCTATATACGCGATCGGGGATACTCAGTATGGGAAAGACGCGGGCGGTGGGACGGAAGCTACAGTTCACAGAGTTTTAAAGGCGATAGACGAATCAGTAGCTCGTCACAAGGAGCTCTTAAAACTAGGTCGAAAAATAGGAACTGTTGTCCTCCCTCAGCTCGGTGATTGCATAGAAGGTTCAACCTCACAGGGCGGAAAAGTACTAGGACGTAGTGATTTAGGCATAACTCAACAAGTTCGCATTGGTCGCCGTGTTCTTATGGCGTGGATTAAAGCGTTTGCCCCGCTTTGTGATAAGTTAATTATTCCAGTGGTGCCGGGTAACCATGATGAGGCGCATCGGTTTGTTTTGACTGATCCTATTGATTCGTGGCAAATTGAAGTAGCGTCCGCGGTTCAAGACGCGTGTGAAGAAAACCCAGCGCTCGCTCATGTAGAGTTTAGATACCCAGCTTCTGATCATGCCACACTAGCAATTGATTTAGGCGGAACTATTTTAGGTTTAGCTCATGGGCATCAGTCAAAAGATATGGGCAAGTGGTGGTACGGGCAAGCAACAGGTAAGACACCAGTAGGGTCCGCAGATGTTTTAATTACTGGACACTTTCACCATTTTCATGCCGCACAAGTTGGTCCAAGATTATGGATCCAGTTACCGGCCATGGATGGTGGAAGCGCTTGGTTTAGAGATCGTAAAGGTTTAGAGTCCCCAACAGGTATTGTTGGGCTAGTTGTTGGAGAAGGTTACGATCCACGCCGTGATTTAGCGGTACTGGCAGGAGAAAACCGCTTACCATAGTTGTATGCCTGGTAGCCATCAAAATACACAAAACCTCGGTGCTGGAGGTATGTATGGAACATATACCAATTATGGTGGCGGCGGTGTACCAGTTGCTCGTTCTGAGCTCGACTTTTTACGTATGGGTGTGGGTCGAGCACCGCAAGCAGAATATCCGGATGGCTACCTAGGTACAATTCGTACACGACGTGATGATCGTGGTCGCCCAAACAGCACATCAGAAACAGTATTAAATAGCCTTAAGGTACGAGTAGGTCAACGCTCGTATGAACGCGGTGTTCACAAAGGCGAACGCATTGATCAGTCTGAGTATTACTATCCAGCTGGTTTAGATAACATGCGTGGTATTCGTAGGCAGATGAAAGCTGCAAAAAGCGGAACTGTTTACAGGAGTCAACGTTATGTAGAAGATGCGACTGTTGCGCCAGCTCCACATCTACCAAATGATGGTAAAGCAAATATGCGTAGCACATCACCACAGGCATTAGACAAGCGCCGTGTGGATCAAATGGCTCGCATGCGTCCAGGGTGGAAATAATGTCAGCGCCAGATAGAGCTAATGATCCTAAAAGAAGGTACACACCACCCCAGCTGGGAGATATGTATACAACCCACAGTACTGGGGTAACTGGAAAAATTGAAGAAATTGTTGAGAATAAAACTGGAACAAGCAAGCTTAGATTAAGAACGTCTGATGGTAAAGACCGTTGGACTACGCATGTGCCACCCGGATCTGATGTTGCTAAAACCCCTAATCCATCTGATATACAAAGTGCTTTAAAAGAAGGGCACATTACCAAAGAAGAAGCTGCAGGATTAGATAAGAAAAACTTTGGAGATAAGTAATGGCTGGTTTATATGCAGATGGCGTTTACGCTCGTAAGCCATGGATCGCACCGCCAGAAGCTGCGTATCCTCCACAAGAGTACATTGGTCCATTTCAGTCTAATCAAGAGCGACTATTAAGCCAGTCTTTAGCCGCATTGACGATGAGTGGCCCAGAGCTTCAAGAGCATGTGCGCCCACCACTGCCCCAAATACAGCTTTTTCCAAATCGACTTGGGTATACAGAGAGCGAACTTGGAATAGAAGACATCATTGAGCTACCACGCAGGGCTCAACAGAGAGTAGAATCAGACTTTAGCCAGAGCCCGAACACCCCACAAAGCTCGAGCCGAAACACATTAGGAGGGTCAGTTTAACAATGACTAATGATCCCGGTCTATTTACAGACAGCACTGGAGAGGGCATGGTCGGAGCTACCGATGTTAGCTTAGAGACCCAGCAAGAACTAAAAGACACTGTTTATAACGGTTCCAGAGGCTGTCAAGCATGCGGAATTCTAATGAACCCCGTACAATCATTGTTAAGCGAAGACATTTGCCCATCTTGCAAGCGTCGTAAGCTGAGCAAACTAGTGAAAGGCCGAATGGCATGACAGTAAACATTTCACGTTCACAGAACGCAGAGTTGAACGAGGGCGGAACTGACGGCAAGTACCGTAAGCGTCGTCCTAATACTACTTTAGCTGCGGGTATGGGAGATCAGCTTGTTGTTAAGAATCGCGCTGGTTTGCACCCATATATGAACTATGGATTTATCAATTCAGAAGAGCCAGCAAAAGTAAACCCAGCAGGTAATTAATATGCCTAAAGACAGAGCTAACGACCCAAAACGTCGTTTTGTTTATGGGGATATGACCCAAGATGATGTTAACGATTTTGAAAAAAAGATAAACCCTGGTTTATCAAAAGGTCATCCAGACTGGGAATCTTTTGAAGAATACGCGGAGCGTAAACGCCCAGCGCCGGGTGCAGAATAATGCCACAGGATCGTTCTAAAGATTCTCGCAGAGTTTTTCAAAATCCAATTAGCCATGTAAATGTGGTTGATCCGGACGAACAGAGCTACAAGGGTAACCGCCGTCGTATGGCAAAAAACAAAAAGTCCAAGTTAGACGCTGATGGCTGGACAGACGACGAAAGAGCATACCTTTCTCGCTTAGAGGTTGCAGAACGCGCCGAAACTGCGGGAAGTGGCAGAGAAGGTGGCTGGTGGAAGATCAGTTCCGCCCCCGACAAGCCCTCCAAATTTTACCCATAAGCCAATAATTCTATGCTAGGCTTCCGACATGTCAGATACGGAAGTCAGTTACCTCCTTCTCCTCGTTTGCTATCAATGCAAAAGCATCGAAGAGATCCCATATGTAAACAACGGAAAGTACCTCGGAGACGGGAAGTACGATCAAAGCAACAACCCATTTTTACCGATGGTTGTGGAACCACATGAGAAACAAGGACATGTTGGTCGCCTTTTAGATATCCCAGCAGTGGCTTGGTTGGGGCATCCTGATATTAAAAAAGCAACTATTGAAAAAATCAAAGATCAAATGCTTGCCGGCGGATCGTCTGGTTTAGATGTATTTGGTGATTTTTACAATGTTAAGGACACTTACTCAGCTGATGCCATGACTTGCTACGGGCTTCATAACAGACCTAAAGGTCAATGCTCGGACTATAAGTCTGACAAGAAAGTGTTAGAGCCAGATACCAAAGCAGAAAGAAAAGAAGCTGGTTTGGCCAAGTCTAAATCAAAAATTTACCTTTGTGACTTCTGTCCTGTTAAGATGTACAACCAAAAGAAAGCTTTCACAGAAAAAGGACTTTACAAATGACCGAAGAAACCCCATTATTAAAAGCCAAAACTGGTTTTACTGTTATTAAAGGTGAAGACGATGTTTACCGCATCATCCCTAACCTAAACACCGAGCTTGATCTGTCAGAGGCACAGCCAATCTCACTATTTGATCTAAAGTCTGCATGCCGAGAGCTGGTAGCCGTCCTTGATCGTAACGACGTTGTTGCCGCAGTTAGGGCCCTTTTTACCCCCTCAACCCCTCCAACCGACGATAATTCAGAAAGCCAAGCTTCGTAAGGCATCTGTATACTGTAATTACATAGCGAAGGGCGGTCACCCATGGCATTTGTTGAAATGACATGTAACTGCGGTGCAAGTTTTCAAGCAGATCTTCCAGATAGTGACAATTTGGTTTTGGTTTGGGCTCATGCGTTTGTGGGACAGCACACAGAGTGCGGATTTATGTCTTCAATGAGAACAGATATCCAAGATAAATTGACTCGTTACGACATTACCTACGTAGATAAAAAGGAAAAAGAACTATAATAAATAGATGAACTACTACGATGCGCTGGTCTCACAGGCAAAACCCGTATCAGTAGAGCCATCTGAAAGTTCTTATTTCAGCACCCCAGCCTCTGGGTTAGATCCCAGATTGTTCAGAAGTGGCAAGTTAGTGCCAGCAGTTAGATCCTCCGTTTTACGGATCCTTTTTGATTTTCTAAAAACAAATTATTACAACCCTGAAGCGTATGTTCACGCTTGGCTTGCCGGATCTGGGGTGTCCTATCAGTGGACAGCGGCAAGAACCCCAGCCGATTTAGATTGTTTGCTAGGCGTAAATTACATGTTGTTTAGACAAGCTAACCCTAAATACAAAGCGCTGAGCGATAAAGAAATCGCGTCTATGTTCAACCAAGACTTCAGAGAGCTAAATCAAAAGAATCAAAATTTCCTTGAGGCATTTGAACTGACTTTTTATGTAAATGTCCAGTCAGACATACGAAGCATCAAGCCGTACGCCGCTTATTCCCTAATTAATGACGATTGGACAGTACAGCCAGAATTAAAAAAGCCACCGATCAATCAACATTGGAATCGTAAAGTGGCACAAGATACCTCCATGGCGTCAGAGATTATTGATCGTTATACCAAAGCCTTGAACGATATCCACATGGCTCAAAATGATGTGGCACGTCGTAATGCAGAGGCTGCGTTAAAGTTAGCCGTGGACCAAGGATCACACTTGTATGAGGATATTCACCAAGGTAGAAAGTATGCCTTTAGCCCGTCAGGTGGCGGGTATGCCGACATAAACAATTATCGCTGGCAAGCTGGTAAGTCTGCCGGAACAATTCAAGCATTAAGAAAATTAAAAGATATAGCGTCCCAAAGTAAAAGAGAGTTTGAGACCCAGACTTACGGCATGGAATTACCAGACGCTAGCACCTTGATCCGTAGGGCTATAGGTGGTCGCTGATGTGTTATCAATGCGGAAAATGCAGTGTACAACATGAGTGGAGTGTTGACGACGCCATAGACGCTGTTGAGGCAATAGACTTTCGCCACAAGTGATAGTGTTCGGCCATGGCCGTACTCGTATTTTTAGATGGTGTTCTACGAAATAAAAAGAATGCACCAATTCCAAATGGGATGTTGTTATACAGATCCTTAAATGAAACCAATAGAGTTTTAATTTTATGTAAAGATAAAGAAAAAGATAACAACTGGCTTAAACAAAATAAAATATTTAAGCTAGATGATTTGGTAGATCAAAACTTAACTTACTTAGGAGATAACCCTGAGTATCGGCAGGTTGAATATGTACGCGGTCTAGGCCCAGTAGATTATGTGATTACAGAAAACCCAGAGCTCGCAGCGTTATTACTACAACAGGGTGTCACTGCCCTTGTTTTCTTGAACCCTTTATACACGGATGATCGGTATCGGCCTGACAGCATTACAAAGAAGTCTTGGGACGAAGTAATACAAGAGTTAAGTAAGCAAGAAGAAACTTTGATGGAAGATCCACGGATTCAATGAAAATTGTTTACATGGGGGCCGAAGTGCCTAGCAACAGAGTCCTTCTTGAAACCACCACAGCTAACCATGTTGGGTTTAGTTACTGGCGGGCAGTCAAGCGCGGGTTACCCAAAAAGAGTGATTTTCTACTAGAAAACTATTTTGCTAAAGATACTTATATTTATGTGCACCCCGGAATACCAAAAAACACCAGATTATCCGAGGAAGAGTTAGAGTCCTTTGCTGCCATGTATGAGATATTCATTGCCAACAATATGGATCGACTGACTTACTTTACTGAGATTAGCGGTGATTACGCCCCCAGAGCGTTTGTAGAGCAACAAAGACGAACATCTTGGTCTGAAGTGCCACCGGGTAAGTTCTTGCCTGTATGGAGCTCTGATACGGGATTACGGGGGCTTAAAGTACTGACTGATACTTATCTTGACATAGCAATATCTGGGGAAGCTATTGAGCATGACAGTCAACTAGCCAGCGCAACTAGGCTACATGCCACTAAAGATGGATCCAGATTCCATGCGCTAGGGTGTGCCAAGCCCGACAACTTACGTCAAGTAAAGGTTGAGACCGCAAGCACTTTGTCATGGCTATCACCTATGATGCACGGCGAAACAATCATTTGGGACGGCACTAGGCTGGTAAGATATCCAAAGAAGATGAAAGAGCAAGCTCGCTCTCGCTATCGTCATATCTATGAGAAAGCTGGAATTGACGCCGACAAAATCTTCGAAGACGATCCCCAAGAGGTATGTCGTTTGGCTGTTTGGTCATACGAACAATTTGAAATGAAGGTAAATCGCATGACCCATGAAGATGAAGAAGAGTTCTTATATGATAAGAGCGAGGGGAGTGAAGTGGGGGAAAGTGGGGAAAAGGGGGTATCTGTACCTGATAACAAGGGGGTCCAGATGCGGAAAATTGAACCACGAAATCCAGACGAAATTGCCAATTTACCGGT